ATACTCCGATGTCAACATCTTTTAATATATTTCCATACACCTCTTGATTACTTTCACCACCATCAAGATAGATGCCATGAACAAACTCAAGATAACGATCAATTAAATTATAAACGTAATTGAACCTAATTTTAGTGCCATGTTCTGTAGTATTCTGACCATGATAGATTGCACCAATATCGCTTGTTTGTCTACAAACGTCGTGTATTTTATTATATTCTATTGTATGATGATCCCCTCCGATGTATATTGCATAAGAAGGCGTATCATACACGTCATTGTGTGATACATTATCATAAAGCCCTGCTTCAGTACCACCACCACCGATCAGACCATTGACACAAATTGGGGCGCATGTAGTCATATTCCATATATTAGTGTCATGTATAGTGTTATACTTAGCATAATTATTGCTCTGTACCTCATTCTCAGGATGTGCTGTATCTCTTGTTCCACCATGAAAATAAATTCCGCCATCACCAACGTTATAGATTTCATTGTTAATAAATCCACAATTCGTTGACGTTCTAACGGATAAAGCAAAATTTAGATAAGGATTAAGTTGCCACTGACTGTTAACCTTACGTTGTCCTCCAATATTACGCACAGTACAGCCGTCTATAACAACATGATCACAAACGTTTCCAACAATCGCTTGACCACGATTTAATTCCAAGATAAGTCCTTGAAATGTTGTGTAATTTACATTTGCAAGAGTTATCAATGGCGTTGCTAGTAAGCTGACATAAGAATCAGACACAGTTATCGTGGAAGGGGGCCAGAAATAAAGAACGCCGTTTACTCTATCAACGTAATACTCCCCTGCCTCGTCTAACTCCTCTACAACATTATCAATCCTGAACCTTGTGCCATTAGTGTACCCATACGATGGCGACAACATATCACCAGAGTCCACTAGATATATGGTATTCGTATCAACGTCAATACTGTCAATTTGTTGATGAGCCATATAATAATATTGTGTGTAAGAGCCATACAGGTAAGCGTCATAAGCAGAACTTGTTACATCCGCCATCCAGCTTTTGTCTGCGCCTCGATATGTTATCCTATCCTGAGTAGTTGTGTGATTGCCATTATCTCCTGTTATATTCACGTCCCACTCAGTATTGATCTGTATCCAGCCTGTACCTATTGTCTTATTGGTTTCTGCAACCCCTAGCGGATTACTCACTTCAAAATAGTTATCACCGACACCAACTACCTCATAGTAGCCATTGTTGGCAACATTGAAATTCTGAGTTCTAATCAATACCTTTGTACCATCAATTTCTGCGGTTTTTGCTGTTATAGTGCTTGCATTAATATTTGGGTTAGTTCCTGTTGTGTCGTATGTGTATCTAAAAACATTGCCTGTCTGGTCGGTAATATCAAACTGCGTAGTCGGTCCCCCAATCTTAGTAGCCTGCACTGAGTTTTTATTGGGCCATCTTGCCAATGTCATAGGCACGCCATTAAAATACAGCACCATTGCACTTGTAGCAAGGCTTCCATAGTCTGTCAGGGTGGGTGATTCAGCGGTCAAGTCTATCTGATATACAGCCGCTTTCGCATCTGTTCCTAACCTAGCCCATATCGCATCTTCAAGAGTCGATGATAATACCCAGTTATCAGGATTAAGTAGTTGCGAACCTATTATACGCACCGTCTCATCAGGATAATTACGATAGACAACAGGATAGCTTGCAGAACGTGTATCAGCACTCGTCAAAGCGAATGATGCTGATAACTGATAGATTCCTGCACGTAGATAGACTGTTACGCTGTCCGTTGTGATAGCTCTTACTATCTCCGGGGCATCAGCTAAACTACAAGGGTCGCCTATCGTGCCGACTCCTGTGCCTGTTGTAGATACATATATATTTGTCATAATTGCCTTTAGATATAATAAACGGTCACAATACCGCCGTTAGCGTTCCCCGCATTACTGACAACAAGTGTCAAGATGTCGTTGACTCCGATAGATAGATCAGAGTTTGAACTTGCCACCGTAGCACTAAGATCAGCTCCGGCACCTTCAAGCACATCAATGCCGTTAGCTGAGTTTAACACCACATCATACAATGTCGTTGGCGCCGTATCACCGCCGTCTGGTACGAACTCCACCCGGTCAATTATTCCGTTAATCCTTGTTGCCGTTGCCTGTGAGTAAGCCTCACCACTTGCACCGGATAACCAATCCCAACTTAACCGCTTAACCGTTCCGAATTTCCAATGCGTTATATCTGATGCCGCCATAATTCCACCGCCTTAATTCATTGCCCTGTATTGTTCTTGCCCTTGCAGATCATACATCGTATTCTCAGTATTAAGATCACGTCTTTGCTTACGTTCCTGCTTGCCTTTATGTGTTCGTTTGTATTTAGTCTTTTTCTTTTGTTTTTTTGCCATTATATTGATACGTTCTTATTAAGATTTATAATGTCCATAAAAAAATTGCTCTCTTGGACTGTCTTGTAAACATTTTCTATATCACCTGCACGGAACGACTTTAGACCTTCTGTGTCTTTGGCTTTTTGATCCCACATAGCCTTGACCAACTGACAGACCATCATAGTAATATCATCAGGCGTTGACCCCGCTGTGTATGTCACAGACACATTCTGCGAACCTCTAGGGAAATATCCCTCTATCCATGTCGAATCTATCACATTGAAGCTTATCGGCTCACCCATGTATAGATAAGACCAATCTTGAACAGTATCAAATGATGTTACATCATGCTGTTGTGGTATCAACTTATTTGTCAGCTTGGCATTATAATCTGTATCATAAATCTCTGCCGACCATCCTTTCACTGATAGAGCATTGATAGCAGTAACTAAGCTAGAAAGCGTTGTATAAGTCGCTATTGGCAATACGTCTGTTGACGTGTCAATGATAAGGGTTAGGTTTGTAGCGTCTACCTTGATGCTTGTAGTAGTTGACAGTGTGGTATTCTTTATATTAATTACGCTAACTAAATCTGATGATACCCTTGATACTGAGATTATAGGGAGATGGTTCAGGCGTAGCCTATACTCTCCACGACCATCGTAAAGCTCATTGGTGTATGTTGTAGCCTCAAAGGTTTTGCCTGTCATGTTCTTAACCACACGCTCAACGCCTTTATGCTGTATCTCAAGTTCTCTGGAATATGTCGTCTCGTCTGTTACCTCAAGTATATCTGCACTTGATACTATCATGATCTATCCTTTTATAAGAGCCGTGCCTATCCGCGCGAAATGGCACGGCTCTCAAAGCGTAGTTGAAGGGGATACTACGCATCTATATAGCTTTTCTTCTTGGTTGTTTTGGCAAACTCAAATACCAATTTATCAAATGTCTCAAGCTTGCCGTTCTGCTTGATAAACCATTCGTCTTTGTCAATTACGATGTAACCATCCGCTATTTCGTCTATATCTTCATCCTCTTTGATTACAAACCCGTTAATTATCATTTTATCACTCCAAATTCAGCATAATAAACGGCGCTGCTTGTGTGCCTGCAGCTAGATACGTTAAAACATATCCGGCATATTGCATGTGTTCTGTATATATCGAGCTATCGAGATAGTTGTCTATACTTCCATCATGCCTAAACCCGACTTCTGCATGATGCGTAGTGCCAACTGTTGCTTGTGGATCAATGAACGTGGGACCATGTGTCAAAAGCCAGCCATAGGGATATGCTGTAACGACTTCGCTTTTCCATTGACCTACAAATGCGTGATTGCCGCCGCCATTGCCTGTCCTTACATCAACGTATTGATTTGCCATTATCTCGATTGTTTCAACTGATGCCGTTACTGCGGTTTTAATTGGCTCTGCAAGTGTCAAGGCTATCGTTCCACCGCCTGATGTAGCAGTATTCGAGACTATCCTATGCACAGATACCGAAGTAGCAGTATGCCAAACAGCGACGTACCCATCTCTCAAATAGTTTAATGCTACTACGCCGTCACCTGCTATGCCTTCACTAGCTCCCACTGTGCCATAAATAACACTAGCACCAATCGCTGATGTAGTCGGAACTGCTATATGTCCTGTTATCTGGTAGTTGTTACTCCATGCACCACGACTGGTATAAACAGATGCCCCTTCAGTCTTAGCATACCGATATTTGTTTCCGACTGAATCTTCTAACAGTGTGCCGAGTTCATATATTTTAGTTGCCGATGGTTCTTTTATCGCTTGTTTTAATTTATGAGAATACATTCTCCCATAAAGCCTATATGTTTCTGCCACTAAGATCACTTCCTTTTTGTTTCATTGCTTTTTATCATTTTATCTTTTTCGGGATAATCCATTGATTTATGCAGATCGGATTCGTCTATGGCTATACCTTCATTGACAAGGATTCGACCAATTATATCATTGATAATCGTATGATCACCACGAATATAAGTTTTCCATTTCTTTATAAACCTGATCTGCATACTAGCTCCTAATCGGTCAAAGCATCTGGAGGATTCTCACTAGCTCCTGTATGCCTTGCCCCCGATAATATCACAAATGCACAGATAATATCCGCTGCGCCCGGGTCAGCAAGCACAACATTAAAGCAATCCCAATCGCCACCACCAAGATCAATCGCATCAAATTCGACCTCGATTTGTTTGTTTGCCGCCGCTATCGCATAAGTATATGATGTTACCGCTGTTAAGGTTGTCTTTTTCGTTGGAGAGGCATCTTCACCATAATATGCACTTGGATTAGCATTTAAGTGCATATAATCCCAACCAGTCCAAGTTTCCGCTGATCCCGCCGCTATGGATTTTGCTCTCTGTATCGTCATTGCTGAAGAACCTGCGACTGCTCCTGCGAATATAACGATTCTCGCATGGTTGTATTCCTTCATAGAAATAAAATTCCCCGCAGGAACAGTACCTGTATTTATATCAACAGGCAATATCAAAGGATAAATCGGCATTGTTTCCACGTCTGTAAATGTAGTTGCCATTTTTCGTCTCCTTATATAAATCTTGATAAACTATACATAATTTATCAATTTATGATCTACTTGCAAGCGTTATGATCGGTGATACTTTTGTCGTGCCGTCATCAAGCGTCTTGCTAGATTTCCACCAACATTGCCCATCGTTATAAAGCGTAAACCTGATCGCATCGGTATCATAATCAAACCAGAAGTGAGGAGAAACCGCAACATCAGGACCCCCAGCCTCATACGCATAGACATAAGCTCCCAAGTCTGTAAAGAATATATCACCTTCGGTATTGACAGCAGAGCAGAAATCGCTACGCTCAGTTGGATAGCTTAACAATGTTCGTGTTCCCATGTTATACCACTGTAACAGCGATCCACCCATACCGATTGTTGCTTGCAATAAAGCAAGATCAGTGAACATCTTCCTATGATGAATAAATATAGGATTTGTGGCATCATCTGGAATATCCTCAATCATCTTTGTAATATTCTGAGGTCTAAGATCATTAGTAGTCTGTCCAGATTCGACATCAACGGCTATTTTACAAGGAGCTACAAGAAGCCCTTGCATAGAACCAGCACCCTTACCTTTTATCAACTCTCTTTCTATTACCGCGCTCGTAGCAGTGGCAACCATACGCCTTAGAATCGGTTCAACTGATATTGTAGACCATCTACGCAACTCGCTTGTCAATCCGACCATTGCGACCAACTTTTTCATTTCAAGCTTGATCTGACCAAAATCAGGTGCTGTGCCTGTTATCTGTTGTCTTTCTTTGCCACGAGTTACCGCCACACCGCCATAATATGTTTGACTTGATTGGTCATAATCACATAGGGCAGGAATAATAGCTGATGGTCCCGAAACTGGTAACTGGAAACATCTGTTTAATAGCTTCCCAAAAACATTCATTGATTCGAGTAATTGCCTAGCAAAGAACTCAGGAATAAGGAATCCTCCCTCACTGCCAGTTATTGTGCTATTTGAGGTTGTTGAAGACGGCGCCTTTATCATTCTCTCATTGTTATCATAAAGTCGTTTGTCTACTTCTCTATCAATACGAGTTTTGCCTATCGCATTGAAAAAGTCACCCATGTGAGTAAACCCGCCCTTACTAACCGAATCATCACTGGTATCAAGGTTCCTAGTAGCAAGTGATAGCTCAATAGCCTTGATGCCCTCTGTAAGTTTTGCTGTCTCTGTTTCAATCGCTGTGACTTTTTCCTCATACGTCTTGATAGTGATCGCATTAGCTTCTTTTTCTTTTGTCAATGCCTCAATCTCAGATTTCAATGCGTCAACGTCAACCATCCATTTTTTTCTTAATTCTGTTAATTCCATTGTATAAAGTCTCCTATAATAATTTCTAAGTTACGACATCTCTATTTCCATCTAAGCCTATGACTCTCTAGCTGTTATGCCTAAGCCTACGACTCTCAAACTTCAACTAATGTCTCTAAATCTATGTCTATTTCTCCATCCTGCGTGATCTCTATTTCAAGATCATCTTCAAGCCCTATGTCTATTTCTTCATCTTCACACTCATATTCAGATGCATCTATTGTGTCTTTTTCTATTAATAACTTTTCAATCGCTTCTAGTCTGCTATCCATAATAATGATTAGTTTGTTAAGATTTGTCTCTGGATCATCTGCTGGATCAGATATAAAATGCTGTCTACTTTTGATAATATTATCCAGATAATCGGATAATTCCTTAGTCTTTACGATTGATCTCGCTTCCACCAACGCTTCGGGATGTGCAGGAACGAGAACTCCCGATATTTCAAACAATTCTTGTTTCAAGTATTTACAGCGTGGCTTTTTACGTTTCTTTTGAATAAAATCTTTTTGCCAGATACCGAACTCGCCATCAATAGCTTTTGTATATATCTTTCCATCTTGATCCGCCCATTCCAAAGGGTCAAACCCTACGCTAAAAGCGTTCATAAATCCCTCTTTATACAGATAAAACGCTTCCTCACCAATCTCCGTTTTTGCAAATACAGGCTTGAATAACAAGCCCTCTGGATTGACTCTAGGCGATTTCTTAACCCATTCCGCTTTAGCAATAGGAAACCGACCATAATCATGGAATAAAGGCACGACTGGATTCTTTTCGTAGTTATCTTTTATCCAACCATTAGCGTCTATTTCTTCATCTTGTCTATCAATAGACGATTTAGAAGCCCATGCTACAAAAGACCGTTCCGACTCGTTAAACTCTTTGCTTTCTGGGTCTGTTATAAACTTGTAAATTAGTGCCATTTGTAATCACCATCTTTGATAACAGCCGACCACTAGACAAAAAAGAAGCCGATCAAGGCAAACTTATGTCTAGTGATCGGCTTTTTAGTTCTATTTAGTTTTGTGAGAGGTTAATCCTCAATGATTTTCTTTACTTTGTCTATAAGGTCTATATGTGAATAGATTGCTTTATCTGACAAGAGATTGCTAATAGCATCGATCTTCATTATAATTCCAGATATCTTATTGCTATCTAAATCTGTCAATTCTGTCATTTCAAGCTTTTTCGGCATTATCTTTGCCTTGATATATTCCATATAACGATCTTCTGTAAATCTTGATGTTATTGCTTTAAGTAACGGTCTATCCTGTAAAGCCTAATCCTGAGCCATTCCAGACGGATTCTTTCGGCTTTTCTGGATCATAAGCCTCGATATACTTTCTAAGGTCAACAGTGCCGACCATTTCTAATGGATCAACTACTATCACATTTCTATCATCTAGGACTCTCTGTGTAATTTTAACCTTCATCTTTAATCCCCTTCTATAAAGATTTTCTTATGAATACAATCAAGAACACTACGCCAACTGTCAATAGAAACAATAAGAATATAATCATAGTTTGTAGCAGAAGATGTGTTTGTTCTATGGACATACTATTGATAAAATTTAGAAACAACGTCTTCCCCCTCTATTCTGTCATCTGATTAATCTCGAATACCTGACTTTCTATCTCAGTCTTGATACGAGCATCCGCACTTATCGTATTATCATCTAAAAGCTTTAAGAACTCGTCCTGCATCTGTAACTTGATCATAGCGATTGCCTTCTCTTTTACATTCTTTTTATCTTCATCCGTCAATGATCGCTCTTGTTTTATCTTATAAACCATTGTCTGATTCAAGTCCTGAACAACACTGAGCGTTATCTTAGCAAGCTGATCAAGTGCCATCTTGACCTGTTCATTCTTTAGCTTGGTCTTTAGCAATAACAAAACATGCCCGCCAATCAAGCTTAATCCCGCTATGGCTATCGGCACAACGACCTCTGTGATAATATTTAACACTACGTTATTCATGATCTTCCCCTTCTAAATGAGTAAATGCTTCAATATCTTCCTCAGTTGCAATAAGAACTAGACTATCATTAGTCTTTGTGCTTTTTAATCCATATCTAACCTGACCGATCTTCGTAGTCCCAACAGCCATTTCTTGTTCTATGCTTACAACCACATAATCTTTTATCTTGTCACCAACTCTTATATTACTATCTCTTTTTTCCACAATCTTCCCCTTCTTTATGCGACCCTAATCGCTATCCATAAATGTAATTGGCACTAGGCAACATCTGCAGCGTGGGTGGCTGGGAGGATGACGAATTTCCTCATAATCAAAGGTAAACGTTACTGTATTACTTGATTTAATAGGTTTTGCCAAAGTAATACGATCACCTTGATTAAAGTAATTCTGTCCTAAACTTATTGTCTTTCCGTTAAGATGAAAACATAGAGGACAGGTACGCTCATCACGACTACAAAGCCAACTTTTGCCTTTCACTACGCCAGATTGGATATAGCTTTGCTCACTTCCCTCTGCCTGCATCCAGATCGTTTCCGTCCTCGCAATCCTTGTGGCACGATACTTGCTCATATCCTTATAGAACGCTCGGATGCGTTTCTCAAGTTGATACGGTCCCTCTTGCTCTGCTATGCTGTCAACCATGATAACGTGCAACCATTCCCTTGTCTTGTTAATCAGCGTATCAGCGAACAGGTTTGACCGATTCCATATCGCCGTCTGCACATTAGGATCAAGCACATTAAAGCTGATGCCGACTTCAAGAGCTTCAAGCTCTATGTTAGCCCAGTTAGACATAGCATCTGGAATTGTAAGTTGCCCGAACTCGTTATAAATTATCCGGTACTTCTCCCAGTCTATCATGTAATCCTCAATACTTTTCGACTTGAACGCCAGTATAGCATGACTAAGCTCATCAGCTTGACTTGAGAACGTCTCTCTTAGCATGACCCTATACTTACGCTCATAAGGCAAAGCAGACGCTCTGAACCTGTCCTCACGATTCCTAAGTGACATCTTGATAGCGTAGTCAGCTATGTATTTATTGAGTATGGGGTTTGCTTGTAATGCTAAGTTCATTTATTTTGGCTACCAAATGAAAAATGTCTGGATTCTCATATATTTTTTGCATTTTAGCAATTTCACGAATTGAATAAAACTCTTTTCTATGCTCTTCTAAAACATTTTTTATAATAATTTCAATGTCCTTTTTCGATTCAGCTAATTCGTTCATTCTTCCAGCCCCTTCTTCACGCCCTTAGCAAAATCTTCCCCCTGCTGTTGTGGCGTCTGTCCTACTTGTGTTATTGGTGTCATTGTGGACGGCATATAAAGCATGTCGCCCCCATCCATGCTTTCGTAATCGAACTCTAATCGAGCTTCATCCGGGCTGAGTATTCCTGCACCAACCAACTTTGAATATACATTCGCTTCCATTTCAAAATTATCTGGTACTGGATCATCAGCGGCAAAAAACATGCCTTCTGTTCCCTTGAACATCGGCAATAAACTAACCGTTATACTATCACAATATCTTATCAGTTTAGGCAATATCGTATATTCGGCAAATTGTGTCTTTCCTGTATTTGCCACTGCTCTATTCGATGATTCTTGCGTCAGCATAGATAATGGTATCCCGAACACCCCTGCAATAAACTCTCTAAATAATTTCATGTTATCTGTAAAAGGTAAGTCTTTATTTGAGTTGGGAATCTGCTCAAGGCTTAAATCTGCGTCTAAGAATGGCACTTCATTTGATTTGATATTGCCTGTCCGAAAGTCAGAGAACATCTGCTTGACGGCTTTCTTTTGTTCTTCTGTATAATTCTTTACGGTCTTTCCACCCATCTCACTAACTGCCTTTAAGAATAACTCCATGCCTAGTCTATTTCCTGCTATGTCCATCAACAACATCAATAACGAATGATCAAGATTTATATATTTCATTGCCGCTTCTAAAGGCGATAACCCATAAAGCCAATCCGTAGCAGCATACTTGAAATGAATGATTTCCTCTGGTTCATATTCTTTGAGTTTTCCGTTTATCGTCTCTTTATATTTGACTACCTTGTGGTATTCCTCTTTGTCATCTGTTTCTATTTTCACATTAGCAGAGGATAACAAATGAATCGCTACAGGTTCCCTGTTTTGCAAATGTGGCATCCATTGATAACCGTTCCCAGATAACAACTGATGATATTCTGTACGTTGTCTAAGATTAAACCCTGTTTTATCATTCTTATTCGGTCTATCTAATAATGCAATAATAGGATGATCCGTAACTTCCTCAACATCCTCAGGCATAACAGACTTTAGAATATTTTTAACGCCTGACCGTTCTGAGAATAACCATTTCACTTGCTTGTCGTTCAATGCTTTCGTGCTTGTGGTCTTTCCCCTTTTCTTTATATATAACCTGACAGTAGTCAATGCAACTGCTGTGCTGATCATGTTTGCAAAGGTATAGACATGCCCCTCATTAGCATCAAAATATGATTGTTGATAGCCCTTGACTATATACTTGTTAGTATTCGTAAACAGGTCACGCATACTAAATATCTGCGTAAACGTATCAGTTTTCCGTTTAAGACTTTGTAACCATCCCATAACTTCACCAATTAGAATATTGTAAACCCAACGCCTTGATAAACCATGCGTTTTGTATTCTGCATTGCCAAAATAGCCGAATCTGCTCTATCGGGTGAATGACCTAGCCGTTTTTTAGTTTCCTCTTTCGATTCTACCTTATACTGTCCTTTTGATGTATATGTAAATAATGGAGATGTTAAATCTGCGATTAGAGTATCATCATTCGGTATCTTGCCTTCTTTAAGCCATTCTTTCGCATCAAACCACATCTCTGTCCTGCGATTAAAGTATTTTTCTGAATCAAACGCCTTTTCCGAACTGTTGACCCCGATAATGTCTACACGGTTACGACTCATAGATGGGATTAATTCTGTCAGCCTATCAACTACCCCCGAACCTATGCCAATAACATCTATTTTAGCACAAACAAAACCTTCATTATCTATCATATTTTTTATACGACCAGCGACTTCCATTGTATCTTTTTTTGATTCGGTTATCTGTACGTCAATAACGTTCCCCTGTATCTTTGTATAAACCGTTAAATCCGAACCGAACCTCGCCACATCAACCCCAAGTTCTTTATTCCCTTCTGAGACAACCTCCCTGCTTATAGCCTCTTGACATTCCCTTAAAGTAATGACTTGATTTTCTCCACCTTCAGGAAATTCAGCCAATACCTTACTCTGATATAAGGGGGAATTTTCGCCCCATTCTTTTTTTCTATCATCTACCCATTGCGGATTTATTAGCCTTTCTTTTATTTCATCTGACACCTTTTCGTATGTAAAATTCGGTGTATCAAAAGCAGATATTTTGAATTTACAATATTCAGGTATATTTGGATCATGGAACGACTTAAAAAAATGATCTGTCTGATCTATCGGGTTCCCTATCCATAATGTATGCGAATTTCCTGACGATGTTAATGCTTTCGTTCCGTCAACTATTTCAGGTCTTATCCCTGGCGCTTCGTCCAATATAACTAAAATATTTTTCTGATGATATCCTTGAAAATTTACAGCATCCCTTGACGAAAAACCAACAGCAAACCAATCATCTCGTATCCTAAACATTGTCTGCAATATATCACCAGGAAAGCCTTGTGGCTGTAATTTTGTTTTGAATAGATAATTAATCTCACTCCAAAGCAAATTGCTTACCTGATGCCATGTTGGCGCTGTCGTGATTACTTTACATGGAGTCATCAGATTCATAAATGCCAATACAGCACATGCCGAAACAAAGGTCTTACCTATCGAATAACACGATCTAACTCTTGTATCTCTATTCTGAAATATTGACCTGATAATTTCTCTCTGCTTTGACCACAATTGAACACCAAGAATATCCTTGCACCATAAATCGGGATTCGGTTGATACTTCGCTTGATAATCAGTTGAATATTTTGGTTTACTCATCCTCAACAGTTCCGTAAATAATATCTTTCCAAGTTAAAGTTAGGTCACCGCTATGCTCATGTTTTTCAGGAGAATCAAAACCCATTCGTTTAAGGTGATTTTCAGATGTTCTTACTTTCAATTCTCTTGCCCTCAGTTTAACAGGCGTTAATAATGGATCATCCTCATCTATATCAAATACGTTCTCTAATTCCTCAATAGATTTATCTACAAGCCTATCAAGGCTTTTTTCTCTGCGTTCCTTAGCTCGTTTTTGGGATTCCTCAATAGCTTCTTTAATACCAGTATTTTCCAGTAAATCATAGGCATTTCGTAAAGCTGTTGAACGCTTGCAATTATACGCTTCTTGATAAGCATCTGCTGGCATAATTCCCGATAGATATAAATCAAGAAATGTTTTTTGACGTTCATTTAATTTTTTTTTTGAGATTCAGTATTTTTCATAGACTTATAAACGCCCTATAATAATCCACGAGCCATAACGTGTCATAGTTTCGCAATGCCCATTCTTTCAAAATAAACGGATGCTGGCTTTTTGGCAAAGACCAATACGCCTCGCTTAAAGAGGATTTAATAAAGGGATTTGGAATATGCGTATTAATTTTCATAATCAAAAATGGACAAAAAAAAGACGTCTGTTAAAGAAGATAATTATATTGAATAACTACCATCTTTAATAGACGTCTAAAAAGAATACCTTATCGGTACGGTTATATATTTATTTTATATTGTTGGTGGATGTTTTAGCATAAAATCAAGCAAAGCACACCCAACAAAGCTTTTCCAAATAAATTAATATCAACTCTATCTTACATCAAAACCACAATAAAGTCAAGCATTTTTTCATGATCTATCTCTTACTCTTTTGATCACTATAACATCAGGAAATTCATCGCCATATCGTTCTTCTTTTACTTTCTTATTATATTTTTTTGCAAGATCAACTTCATAACTATTTTTTAGGAGACCCAATGTTCTAATATCAAATCCATAGGGAATATCTTTTCGTTTCTCTATAGATAGGATGGCAAGACTACCATATTCTTCTTCATCCGTTTTAACAATTAAATCTGGCGGATATTGGGCTAATAAAGCTTGTAAATCAATATTGCGCATTTTGTTCTCCTTTGTTTCAAACTGTCAAGTTAAGTGCTTTTTGATCGCTTTTTATTTCAGAAAATGATAAGAATAATTTATTCCCTATCCAGCCATCATTTTCATTGTAATAGAAAGTTCCCAAACAACCAGCCATACTTCTTACAGAAAAGCTCATAATCTCCCCACGAATCCCATAAATAGAGCCTTCTTCTTCATTACGATATGAGATTATCTTGCCTTCAATAATTTCTTTTTTATTATATGGGTTTGCATAATAAAATACCTTGCATTCTGGTTTTAGATATTCACTTAAATCTTTTAATAGTTTTTGACTGGTAAAAAAAGAAAATCCTAATGTGGAGTTTCTTATCCTATCAAGCGCATTCTTATATTGCAGATGATATTCCTCGCATATCTTCTCTATTTTCTCCAATACTGCATCTGCAATAAATCTCTCATCAAGTCGCCCTATAATAAAAGCATCATTTTCATTATATCCGACATTGACACCATTGTGGAATTCCATGTATTTAACCTCCAATATAATTATCTTGCCTAATTTCTGCCATATAATAGCCTGTATTAGATTGAAATAGACTATACCAGAATGAAGATAAGAAACATTGAAATGCAAGCTATCTCAAGCGAAACTAGACTAAACAGTAACAGACTAAAATGCAGTTAAATGTTCTCATAATTCTGATAAGTCAGAGAATAAATAAACGATTTCTTTACATTGAGGAGCTTGCACATTTCCTCGACAGTCAAAAGTCTGTCTAATCTCTTATCTTCTTCAATGATAGAATAGACATTTTCAATCATATTGTCAAGCGCCTCCTATTCTGCGCATCGGTTTTAAGAATTCTTTCCCATAGTTGCGATCTTTCCATAAGCCTGTTAGAAGCTGAAATCCTGCCTTTTTCAGCTTTAATCTTCGCATTCCGAGAAAGAACTTTGATGCGAATCTCGATTTCCAAAATGTTTTTAGGATAAATAAATCGTTGCTTATTTCTATCTTCATTTGTCGCAATAATGCGTAGAGCTTGTCTTAGTCTCATTTACATCTCCTTTTCAATG